AACACTGACAAAGGTGTGCCGCAGCTCGTAAAGTGAAACTTTCGGCTCAAGCCCGTTTGCTTCCTGATAGGATTCCCAGCGGCGATAGAGCGCGTGTTCTGACGGGATCTGAAACAGCGGGGTATTGTAGTTCAGAAGCATACCTTGAGCCTTCAGAAGCTGCACCTGTGCCTCGTATGCCTCGCGAGCTTCCTTGCCCATGTCAAAAGAGCGGATTGCGTTTTCGTTTTTTCCGGTCGTCTGTTCCCGGTGTACGTTGATGCTGCGCCGAAGGTTGACCGTGTTCCCTTTGATGTCTCCATACCATAAGCCAATCAGCTCTCCGGGACGAAGGCCGGTCGCAACTGCAAAGCGGTAGGCGTAGATATATTCATCAAATACCAGCTTTCCATAGTAGGTGCGGGTGTCTACGCTAAACAGCACCTTCAGAGCGGTGGGCTGAAGAATTGTGCGTTTCCCCATCCTGGCATTCTTCGGGATAGACAGGTCGGGGTAGAGTGTCGTGTACTTGTTCCTTCGGCACCACTTGACAAAGGCGGTTTCCGCAGCCCGGATCGTCATAAGCGTCTTTCGGCTCAACGGCTGGTTTGAGATGGGCTTGCGCTGGTTCTTTTTCTGTGAGCGCTTCCGGAACGAAACGTCAATGGCCTTTTGAAGATCGCCCTCTGTTAACTCGTCAATGCGGATATTCCCACAGGTCGGCAGGATATAGCAGTCCCCGTAACGCTGGCATTGTGTCACATAGGATGTCCCGCAAGTCAGCTTCAGTTCTTCTACCCACTGGGCATAGAGGGCAGCTACCTTCTTTTTTCCGTCTCTGATGCTATCGTCAAGCCAGGCATCGGCCTTTGCGTTGGCTTCCCGCTGGCCGGTGCGGCCAGGCGTGCTGCTGTAAAACCGTTTGCGGGTGCCGTTCTTCTGAACTGCGATGCACCAGCGCTTTTCCTTTTCGACCCAAAACGCTGTGTTCGTTCTCTTTTTCATCGTTCTGCTCCTTTCGGTTGAAATTGCAAAAGCATCAAATTTTTTGATATTTGTTGACAGCAACAACCGTTTGATGTAACATATGGTTGTGAGCAGTTGTTTTGTGAGCTTTGGCGAGGTCAACAAAACAAAAAATGGAACCATGGAGGTAACACGCAGATGCAGGATAAAACGGCTGTTCTCGGAAACACCCCGGGTGTTGAGGAGGACGAGCGATACATTGAAAAGGCGTACAGAACTCTCTCAGAGGATAACCGCAAAAAGCTGGAAGTATACGCTGCCGCGCTGCGAAGAACCCAGCTCGCACATGAAGGGACTGATTGAAACGGTTCCTTTATACATTGGCCCTTCGGCTTTGCCGATGGGCTTTTGCTTTAATAGCGAACAAAGAACGGGATCTGCATTCAGCAAACCCCGCTCTTACAAGTGAATGATATTCTACGCCACATGGCACCCCGTCATTCCCGGAGGATAAACATAGAACGAGGATTAACTTTTGTTTTCTTTTTCAAACTGAGCTTTGAGCAGTTCGTACATATTGACCATTGGAAGCTCGATTTTTCCATGATTAAGAACCATAGAGGACATAACCTCCATTTTTGAACGGGCAATGCCATACACCGCTGCAGAGCCGTTGAACCACAATTTTGTTTCAAAATCTTCGTCAGGTACGCTCTTATCAATCATAAACTTGCCGTGTATAACCATGTGATACTTGCAGGAAGCTTCTGAGCCATCCTGCAATGAATAAACGCCGTCAAGAATGAGCCTGACATAAGCAGCCTTCTTAGAAGGATCATCAATTGGAACTTGCTCACTGATAGAAACGGAGAGCTGATGCGTTAATTCACACTGCGACACAGCATCAATGATATTATTATCAAAAGAGCATTCCGTAAGAAAGCTTCCAAGATACTGAATGTCAGCTTCAAACTGCTTTGCATCCATTGTGTGCACCTCCGGTTGGCTTTTTAGGTGTTTCAGGGAACCGAATCAACCTTGACGAAGAAAAGTCAGGCGTTTTAAAAGCTGTGTTGTTTGCAGCATCAGACTTCACATTTTCAGGTTCGGTGGACATGATTCTTTCATCGGGCTTCAAAGGGCACTGTACCGACAGCCCCAAAGCATCGGCAATGTCAATCAAAGTGTTGATGGTATAATTGCATTCTCCGCTCTCCCAGCGGGAAACAAGGCTCTGCTTTACCCCCATCTTTTCAGCAAGGTCTTTTTGTGTCCAGCCTTTCTCCATGCGGGTATCGTGAATCATCTGCTGGATTTGAATATTTATTGCGGCTTTTGCCATCTCAGCAGCGGACATGTTTTGGGTAATGGCTTTGATTAAATCAGATAAAGTTGCTCTGCAAGACATAATCAGTCCCCCTTTTTAAGTTCATTAAAGCGCTGCTTTGCAATAGGAGTATATTTGGGATAAGCGGTGTTTTGATGCCCTGCGCGCTCATGAAAAGCGGTTAGAAGGTAAACCATTTCATTCTGATAGACAAATAGAACACGTATGTTTGAACCCGGAAGTAAAAAGCGCATGGAACACAAAGGAGATTGTCCGACAAGATATTCCATGTTTGATTTTTTCTTGCGAATACAAACATCTCCATAATCCCGGAGTTTTGCAAGATTATCAGAGAGCCTTGACATGAACTGTTGCTCAATTCCGCCTCTTCTCAAAAGGAGAACAAGTTCTGGTATAAAAAGCTGGTGAATAGAAAGCATGCTGCCATATCTTTCAAAAAGATCTTCTAGCAGCATTTGAAACAATACGTCGTTCAGATTGACCACATCCTGTCTGCGCCTATACTATTATATCACTTATAAGTGATATTTACAACACTTTTATACATTTTTACACTATTATTATAGTAGGATGTCTGCGCTTTAAGGTTTCTTTTCTTCTTTTTCCTGCCCAAGCAGGAGCAGCTCTGCATATTCTCTCAGCTTCCGTATACTTTCGGCATTCAAGCCCTCCATCAGGCGGTCAACGTCTGACTGGGGGGGCGTTTTCTTTCGTCCTTATATCAGTTCACCTTTTCAAAAACCATTGTAGCCTGAATGCGGTCACCGCCCATCAGTCCCTTACTGCCGCCGTTGGCGGTGGTTATAGTATGGAGCCGATAGCCTTTGGCGGCCTGCTGGTTAATGACATTCTCCAGCTCAGTCAGGTTTCCAGAGCCGGTGCCGATGAACTTTTCCTTCAGTGTGACTTGAAGGACCACGTACTGGTACGAATTACCGGATGCGGTAGAGTAAGAAGATTCTTTCTGTAAAGTATCCATAAAGCCCATGATTTTGTCCTCCTGTATTCTTCCGGCGTTGGCGCGCCGGGGGAGTTTTTGTTTAGTTTACATCAGTTATTCAAAGCCTTTGCGCGCACAGTCGGGCTTGCTGCCTTGAACAGATCATATGCGTTCAAGACATCCGTAATTGCCTGACGCTCTTCGGGGGTGACTGTGTGGTCGATGCTGCCACCATCGCCGCTGTATCGGATAATGATTTCATCAGCGCTCAAAATATTCTTAAACCACTGGATATCTTCATCATCGCCCATAAAAGATGTCAGTTCCCAGTACTGCTTTCCATCATAGCCACGATCCACATCCGTCCAATCAATCGTGTAGGTATATTTATACTCGCCCGCGCGAATCGTAATCGTGTCCAAGTACACATATTTGTTGCCGCTACACAGAACCATGAAAAACATTGACGGATCATTGGTGCTGCCATTTACAAAGAAGGGCAGTATATAGCTTTTGCCTTGATTGCTCAGTCGGTCTTCCGTGGGTGACACATAGCTTCTTGCGTCCTCGACCTTATCATAACTGATTTTCAGCTTTGCAAGAGCGTCTTTCAGTCCAAGCACCTGCTGGGCTTCTGCCAACACCGCAAAGTTACTGACCTGCGCCTTGCTTGCATCGTCCAATTCGTTATAAGCATTTACAGCAGCCACAATTGCCGGGCGGCGGGCAGTCGTGACGGTTCCGATTTGGTTGATCAGGCTTTCCACCTGCGCTACCGTCGCAGTATTGCATTCTTCAAGAGCGGCTGTGCTCATATATTCTGCTGGGCTGACAGCCATTGCCGGCGCTGCCACAGATACAAGCGTTGCGGCAATGCACAGTGCTGCAGCGGTCTTTTTCATAGTTTTCTTCATACATAACACTCCTTCGCTATATAGACTGGAATGACTCCGATAATCCAAAATTACCCTACCCAGTGCGTCCAGCCTACGGCCTTGCCCTCAATGTGCACCTCTTCCAGCTGGGGGCCGGCGTAGATCATGGGCGCATAAGCCGGGTTTGCGGGCATCAGGGTCAGCGTGCCGGGGTTGTAATATACCCGCTTGAGAGTGGCTTCGCCATCAATGCGCACCGCTGCGATCTCGCCGTTCTCCACCTCCGGCTGGATGCGGATATACACCACGTCTTTATCGTGAATGCCGGCATCCACCATGCTGTCACCGTGGCAGGTCAGGGAAAAATCGCACCGGATGTTCTCCGGCACGTCCACCATTTTTTCAATGTTCTGCTCTGCCGTGATGGGTTCCCCACAGGCAATGCTGCCGATCAGCGGGATCTTCTTCATCTTCGGCATCGGCTCAAAGCCCGGGGGGATGGGACGGGATGCAGGAGCGGGCTGGGCATCATCCAAAATTGCACTTTTGGGGATACCAAAGTAATTTGCCATTTTCTCCACTGCGCCCATGCGAGGTATTTTTATCCCGAGTTCCCAAGTGGACACCGCTTTGTCGCTGACACCTGCAATCTTGCCAAGGTCAGCCTGTGATAGCTCGTGTTCCAATCGGATTTTTTTAATATTTTCAGCGATGCTCAATTGAATCACTCCTTATATGTAGAGATTACACCAAAAGTAGAGCTATGTCAACATTTATTTTAAAATTTTCTACTTTAAGTTCTTGACATTCTACTAAAAGTGGAGTATAGTATTCTCGAACCCAGACGAAAGGAGGTGTGAACTTGGGATTCACCGTTAAACAAGCCCGCCAGTACGCCGGTTTCACACAGCGTGAAATGGCAGAAAAGCTCGGAATTTCGCGCGATACATACCGCAAAATCGAGCAATCGCCCGAAGACGCTACCGTCGCCACCGCGAAAAGAATCAGTGAGGTCGTCGGCATTCCCATCGACCAAATTTTTTTCGCCAGTGCATCTACTTAAAGTAGATTATTTAATTCATCCAAAAGGAGGTGAAAAACATGAAAATCAAAATCATTGGTGAACCCAAAGAAATTGCCGCCCTTGTATTAGCGGTACAAGGGCGGCAAAATCGCGAGGTGTTAGCCATTGGTGAGATCAGTGCCAAGGGTCACAGCAATGATCTGGTCACAAAAGACAGTCAGAACAGGGAAATTCACAACGGGACTTGTGGTTTCCAGACGAGCATCCTTTAGCAGAATAAACTCACAGCTTTCACCCGTCTGCGGACTTTCTTCTTCAGCAGAAGCAGCTTTGGAAACGGCCTTGAGAGCTGAGGAGTTAACTGTCTGCGCAACGGCAATGTTCGGATTGCTATTTTCCTCATCAAATACGGGGATACCGCTGATCATGCCAGCAGGTGTCACCAGAAATAAACGGTTCTTTGCAAATTCTTTGAGGGAAATGGTATTTGCATATCCAGTAAGAACAGCCATTTTAGTCAATGACAAGCTCATGTTTTTTCACCTCCTTCCGTTTTGGGGTGTCTTTATGATAGCACATCCATAGTGAAAAATACATACTTGCCAGCCATCCAAAGGAGGTGAAGAAGATGAAGAACCACGAAATGCAAATCTTTGCTCTTTGCATCCAGATTCTGGCATTGGTTGTCATTTTACTAAAGAAATGAACATCGATGCAGCCGCAATCAAAATTGCGATCACATTGCATACTCGGTTGAATCTATTTTCTTTGGCCTGATCTCTCATCTCTGCATCATGCTGTTCTTGCAACTTGTGCAGAACTTCGCAATGTTCTTTCTGGCTCTGCTCAAATTTTTCTCGCAGTTCACGCAGGTCTTCGGAAGCCGCTTCCTCGGCGTAAGAGCTTTTTGAGTGGTCGCAGGCATCAAGTAAAGCTTTCAACTGTTCTTCTGTAAGCTGACTGCAGTCCGGCTGCTTTACCGTAGAGGTAAAAACAGCCATCTTCGCAGCTTCACGATGATAACCTGTAAGCTTTTCAATTTCTTTATTTTCGCTCATTTTTTATCACATCCTTCCTGTTTTCTCCATTTTACCGCAGGAGCGAGGTGCACACAAGGAGGTGAAACACATGGACAACAACAAAAAGCCCAGCGAACCTGTGGAAGAGGAACGCTGGGTAAAGATGGAGAAAGAAATCAAGCGCTTGAAAAGAACAACATCATTGCTAGTGGTCAGCCTGTTGCTGCAAAGCATCGCAGTTTTCCAAAACGTCCTGCGAATCAATCGCCTTAGCGACACCATCGCTCTCATTATCAGCTTCGATGAGCTGGTCTACAAACATCTCAACAGCTTGAACGATTCGTTCCTGCGCATCCTCAACAATTTTGAAGTGCTCCTCGGTTCGTTGTCGAAATTCCTCTGATCGCTCTGTTTCCTGCTTTTGCAGTTCAAGCATTTCAGCTTGAATCTCTGTTTGAGGATCCGGTTTGAGCTGAAGAAGCAACGACCAGATGGCTACAATGAACAGAATGGTTTCCTTTATTTTGTCCCAAGGAATCTTTACATCGGCGGTTTTAGTTTTTGCGAGTTTTTCATCAATAGTTGTCACTGCCATTTCTGGCATATACGGCTTTACTTCTTCAACCACCGCTCTGGCATCTTCGACTGAGATTTCAGCGCATTCACCTCTCAAGAGCGGAGCTTCTTCCCAATCCTGAGCCAGACGGTTTGCCAGTTCCATGGTTTTGGTAAACGATGAAGCTGCCTTTGTTACTGCCGCAAACTTATAGGTGTTGGCATACAGCTGTGCTGCCATGCCCGGATAAAATTTTTGCATGATTGAGTTTTGCTCCGCAATGAACCGGGCCAATGACGGGTTTATCATTCCAGTTGCCTGGAGCTGAGAGCCTATAACTCCAGCTTTCAAAAGCGCTGGATCCACACATCCTGCCAGCCGTGTTGCCGTAGAAGTAAAGGCAGCCATCTTCGCAACTTCCCGCTGATAGTAGGCAAGTTTTTGAATATCACTCATTTTTTCACCTCCCTTCTGCCCCTTTATTCTACCGCAGGAGCGAGGTGCACACAAGGAGGTGAAACACATGGACAACAACAAAAAGCCCAGCGAACCTGTGGAAGAGGAACGCTGGGCGCTGAAGGATGTGCCGACTGGAGAACTTTTGAAGGAACTGATCCGTCATGATGATGTAAGGATTCTAAGCCTTCATCATGACCAAAACGGTGTCGGGAATATCTACATATCTTTACAAATCGGATACTTCGGATGCTCCGAAGTGCCGGATTCTCTTAGTGTGAATGATGTTCAGGACCGATGACGCTGCTCCTGCTTATCCTGATTTATAGCAAGGATGTCATTATACAGTTCTTCGCGGTCATGCCGTGCGATGTACCAGTCTTTGAAAAGCACTTCCAGAAGCTTGATAAGCTTTTGGGCTTCGCCTGGATCGATGTCAACAATCAGATTCACATCTGTTTCCATGTGGGCACCGATGTTACCCAGCTCACGAAGGTTTTTAAGCGCTTCATGCAAATCCGCGGGAATTTTATCTTGAATCCTTTCCATTTCTTTCGCCAAGCTTCTGTCATGGACTCCCCAGAAGTCCCGAATCATTCCTTGCAAGCAGCGGCGGGCCAGCGTAGCAGCCGCCCTTGGACTTTTATCCAGAATAGAACAAGCTTCAAGGTAATCTGTTCTGATGGCTTCCGGGATGTAATCTGGCAGAACCATTCCCGTATACGGAGGATACGTCAATGAGAAAGCGTTGTCGAATCCTGTAATCCGAACGGAATATCTCTCACACGCTGGGCAGCAGTGGTAACGAGCTTGGATTTCATGATCAAGCCATGTGTAGCCAGTTATCGCTAATTCGTCCGCATCTCGGCCGTAATCAATCGTTCGGATTTTCGTATTATCACTTTTCTCGATAAATTCAACTCCGCAATATGGACATCTAAATTTTGTTTCAGGCATTTCAACATCTCCCTTCCGCTCAAGTATACCGCAGAAGGGAGCCACCCACAAGGAGGTACATATTCACCATGAACGACATCATCTTATCCACCCAGAACGGCGAACCGGTGGCATCCAGCCGGGACGTTGCCAAGCGCTTTGGCAAGGAACACAACCATGTTTTGAGAGACATCAAAGCTCTCGAAGAAGGGGTGTCCAAAAATGGACAGACCCCCATGTTCTTCAAGTCTGAGTACACCCACCCGCAGAACCACCAGAAGTACCCCATGTACCTGATGAACCGTGACGGCTTTTCCCTGCTGGCCATGGGCTTCACGGGCAAGGAAGCCGTGCAGTGGAAGCTCAAGTACATCGAGGCCTTCAACCAGATGGAGAAGCAGCTGGCCGCGCAGCACAAAGAGCAGCAGGCCGTGCAGGACGCCAACATCCAGAGCGCCATCGACCGGGTGATCGAAGCCCGGAAGAAGCTGGACGAGAACACCGCTTTTCTGGACGAGTGCCGCAAGAACCGCGAGGACAGCAAGGCCAAGTATATGCAGGTCAAGGCCCTGTGCGGTGAGTTCAAGGCCATTTACGGCCAGCATTGCGACACGGTGCGCACCATGGAGAACGTGGTGCGCGGCTCCCAGAGCTACCTCACCAGCGCCATTGACAGCCTGACCATCGTCGCCAAAGGCTACCCGTTCTACGCTGCCCTGATGGACAGCCTGCTGGATGGGCTGCCCGCCAAAAAGAAGGAGGAATAAAATGTTGAACACATCAACTATTCGCGGCACTTTCAAGCAGATCCCATACTGGAAGCTGCGGGGCCGGTTCCACAGCTGCGGATTCCGGGATCAGGAAGTGGCTGAGTACATCGGCATTGGCCGTGACACCATGAGCGGCAGGATGCACGGGAACCAGCCGTGGACGAGCGCAGAGATCGCGGCAATGTGTGAACTGCTGGACATTCAGCAGGACGAGATCGGGAAGTTCTTCTTCCCGGAAATGAGCAGGGAGGATGAATCCGCATGAAGATTAAATCCTTTGTCTGGTACTGGCTGGCAATGGCCTGCTTTGTGGTGGGCCTGCTGTACGGCCTGGGGCTGGAGGGCAGCTTTCAGACCCTTGGCACCGTCTCGGACGGTGCGTTCGTCACGGCCATGGTGTTGATCCTGCTGGCGATCTTCTTCATGCGGCTGGGCTTTGCCGCCGAAGCACGTGAGAAACGCCGCCGCAAGGTGCATCAGCAGCCCCGCAACACCGTGAAGAGCGGCAGGAAGGCGGGCTGACACCACCCATGAATAAAGGAAAGCACTTTACCCGCGTCTGTTTGGACTGCGGCAAGGTGATGGAAAATGTTGCTGGCAACCTGCGCTTTTGCGCTTCCTGCCGCAGAGAGCACCACAACCAATATTGCAGGGATTACAGGGCGCGTAATGAAAACGCTGCCAGCGTCATGTGGTACACCGTCTGGGATGCCAAAACCGGCGATCTGCTGGCATCCGGCTCGTCCGAGATGTGTGCCCGGCGGCTGGGCTACAAGAGCGCGAACAGCTTTGCGTCTGCCGTCAGCCATGGGCTCAGCGGCAGCCATCGAACTTACAAGTACACATTTGCGCGGGAACGTATCGACCGCAGCGAGGTGGACAGCCTGCCGCCGGTACGCACTATACGAAAAAAGCCCGCCGGTGCGCCAACACCGACGAGCTGCAAGGGATGATGGATTCACTACTCCCCATCACCCCGATGATATCACAAAATCGGAGGTTTTACAATGAAAGGAATTTTGATCGAACCGGGCAAAGAGCCCGTTGTCACCACCCTGCCGGACAGCCTGTGGGCCATTGAGAACCGGCTGGGCACCCGCAGTGAGATGATCGTACTGCCCCGCACCCCGGCGGTGCTGTTCGTGGGCCGGTACGATGGCCCCATCCAGCCCGCCAGCCTGCTGAACCGGACGTACCGGGGCCGTCAGCTTTACGGACCCATCCTCTGCTACGGCTGGAAGGGCAACAACATCCAGCCCATGAGCAAGGATGTGCAGGCCGAGATGCTGGATCGCCTCAAGGACACGGAGGTGCGGGTATGACGGACTACACCATCAGCTCCAAGCTTTCCAACGAGACGGTTTATGCCTATTACCGTGGCCGGTTCTGGCGCTGGGACGGCAGCATTTGGAAAGAAAGCCACCTCATGACGCAGAAATTCGAGCGGGCCAGAGCGGCAGACAAGAATCTGACTCCACAGGCATTCCTGACCAACGGCGCGGAGTTCGCCCCGCTGGACGAGTACGAAATTGATAGCGCAATGCTGGATGCGTTGGAAAACGCAAAGCCCTGCAGGAACGCGCCCATTGAACCGGTGGAAGAGGAATCCGAATGTCAGGCATCGACCCCCGTAGCATCCCCTACGAAGAACTCATCGGCCCCTGCCGCGAATGCGGACAGTTCTTCTGTGGCCCCTGCTGTCCAGTCTATGACTGCTACCGAAGCTGTAACATTTGATTTTGGCGCAGACGACCAGACAAACGCCCTGCTGTTGCAGGACGCGCAGACCTTCATCACCGGTAACATGGCCCGCATTATGGCCGCAAAGCACGCCCACGACCTGACCGCAAACCACTATCAGGGCAGTTGGGGCAAGTGGTGTGCCGCCGTCGGCATCAGCCGGGACACCGGTGAAAACATGGTGAGGGTTGCCGAACAGTTCGGCAACATCCAGCTGGAAGGCAAGTCCATTCTGGACGTGCAGCCCCTGAAACTGCTGTATGCTGCGGCCAAGCCCAGCACCCCGGAGGTGGTCAAGCAAGCCGTTTTTACCGGTGACATCACTACTTACAAAGAGTATCAGGAGCTTATGGCCCAACTCAAAGCCGAAAAAGACCGCGCCGATGCTGCCGAAGCCCATCTGGAAGCCGCCAACGCCGACATCAACGGGCTGGCCGAACGTGCCCAAAAGGCCGAAACCGAACGGGACAAGGCCCGTGCTGACCAGCTGAGCACCGCCAAGGATTGCAACCGGCTGGGTCTGAAGGCCTCACAGGAAAAAGACCGTGCCGACAAGGCCGAGGCCCGGGCCAAGGATGCTGAGAACCAGCTTTCCGGCTCCCGGCAGGTGGCCGAAGCGGCAAAGCTCCGGGCGGATAAGCTGCAAGAAGAAAATGCGGCCCTGAAAAAGCAGCCCATCGCTGCCGTGGTGGATGAGGAAGAGGTAGACCGGCGGGCCAAAGCTCTGGCTCACCAGTGGGATGAGGAAGAACTGGACCGTCTGGCAGCAGAAAAGGCCTGGGGCCTTGCAGATGCCCGGAATTCTGAACTTGCCAAGGATAACACTGCCCTGCGCAAACAGCTGGCCACACTCCAAGCCCGCGCCAATGACAATACACAGGCCGATTTTGAGACCGCCAACTACTGCGCCAGCCTGTTCCGTTCGGCATGGGACACCTGCAAAGGCAGCTATTCCCGCCTGACCGGTGAAGATCTGGAGAGCACCTTCCAGACCCTGTGCGGCGCACTGAACAGCATCATGGAAGAAGCTTCCCTGCTCTGCCGTCAGCCCGCAGATTATGACGGAGGTGCAGCTGATGAACCCGATGTATGATCTTGCGCTGGACGGCTACGGCCCGCCGCTTGAGCCGCCCGACAACTATTACTTTTTGCCACGCGAACAGGAAGCAGAACAGGAGGATCCCGAAAATGACGAATGAATTGACCGTCCGGGTGGAGCACCCGGAACTGCCCGCGATCCGGTGGAACGAAGCCGAGGTGCAGCAGAATCTGACCGAGATGCTGGCCGCCTACACCGGCCGCATCTACACCCCGGACACCATCAAGGATGCCAAGGCTGACCGCGCCGCCGTGAACAAGCTGGACAAGCAGCTCAGCGATGCCGCCCGCAGCGCCAAGGCTTTTTACATGAAGCCGTTGGAAGAGTTCTTGCAGAGTGCCAAGCAGATGCAGGGTCAGTGCAAGGCTGTCTCCGGTGCCATTGACCAGCAGGTCAAGGCTGTGGAGGAAGCCGAGCGGCAGGATAAGCAGGATGCGCTGCGGGCTGTCTATGCCGACTGCATCGGAGAACTGCGGGAGCTTATCCCCTTTGACCGCCTGCTTGTGCCCCAGTGGCTGAACAAAACCTATGATCTGGCAAAGGCCAGCCGGGAGCTGCGCCGGGATGTTGAAACACGGCGGAAAGAGTTGAAAATCATTCAGGACACCTGCGGCGAAGATGCTGAAGCCTGCAAGCTGGGATATCTTCGTGTTCTGGATCTGAACGCCGCGCTTGCCGAACACCTGCGCCTGCAGGACAACCGGGAAAAGCTGCGCCGCGCAGAAGCAGAAAGGCAGGCCGCAGAACGTGCCCGCGCAGCCGCACCGGTGATCATCCCTCCCACTGAGGAAGAGCGTCAGCTCAAGGCGGAAGCTGAACAGAGCGCCCAACGCAACGCCTTTATCACCGCTTCCGGACGGCTGGACTGTGAAGTGCTGCAGCGCTTTGCAGCACCTGCCCAGCCGGAAGCTCCTGCCCGCAAGCAGTATCGTTTCTGGGTAGAGTTCACCCGCGAGGATATCGCATGGTTCAAGCAGGGAGCCGCAGAGCGCGGTTTTCGCTATGGTTCTATCAAATAATTTTGGAGGTATTTACTTATGGCACTTACTCGTTCCGGCGCACCCGCGCCTACTTCGTCCGTTTCCAATGCACAGGCTCTGGCAAACCGTTCCGTCCAGAACGCCAACCGTGCAGGCAGCACTGCTATGCAGGCCGCATCCCCGTCCGTTCCGGTGGAGATCACTGCTGCCGATGGCCAGCACCTCGTCGTCAGTTTTGACGAAGTACGGCGTTTTATTTGCGACAAAGCCACCGACACCGAGTGCAAGATCTTTCTGGAGACCTGCAAGCAGTACAAGCTGAACCCCTTTACCAAAGAGGCTTACCTGATTCACTACGACAACAAGAACGATGACACCGCCAGCACCATCGTGCTGGGCAAGAACTGCTATCTGCAGATGGCCGAGCGCAACCCCAACTTTGACGGCTTTGAAGCTGGCGTAATCGTTCTGACCGCAGATGGCCAGCTGCTGAACCGTGAGGGTTCCATCGTCTATGATGGGGACGCCGGCGAGACCATTATCGGCGGCGAGACTCTTATCGGCGGCTGGGCAAAGGTCTACCGCAAGGACCGCACCCGTGCCAGCTACGAGGAAGTCAAGCTCAGCGAGTATGACACCGGCAAATCTCTCTGGAACGGCAAAAAGGCCACCATGATCCGCAAGGTGGCTTTGGTACACGCCCTTCGTGAAGCGTTCCCGTCTACCTTTGGCGCTCTGTACGATGAGAGCGAGGTGCGTGTGGATGCCGAAAGCACTGCTCGTGAGGTGCCGCCTGAAGAACTTCCGGTGCTGGATCCTTACGCAGGTTCCCACCGTCACCGCAAGACGGCAGGCACCCTGATCCCTGCCCCGAATGCACCCTCTGCAGAGGAAAACGCCGATGATCCGTTTGGCGGTGATGATGCATGATCGTCCAGACCAAGAACGGCATCATGCTGCACGGCGAGATTGCCAAAGACCCGGTGCTCCGGGATGCCGGGCAGAAGCAGGTGCTGAAGTTTGGCCTGAAAGCCAGCCGCACACAGGACGAGACCGGAAAATGGCAGAGCTTCTTTGTGGGCGTGAACCTCTGGCACGGCATCGACCAGTGGGATGGGATGCTGCAGAAAGGCGATCAGGTCACGGTTTTTGCCCAGAAGCTGAAAGAGCGGGAGTACAACGGCAAGACCTACTACGATGTGGACGCGGATGATGTTCAGCCCGGTGGGCTGGTGACATTCCGTTGGCTGCAACAGATGATCGACTTGATGGCACAGTCCGGTCCGCCGCTGGAACCTGCAGAACCTGCAGCAGAACCGGAAGGCCTGCAGGGTGCGCAGATGTACCCCGGCGAAACGCTTGCGGATTACGCACCGCACAGCACTGCCGCGCCGGAACCGGCTCCATCTACCGAGTATGACCCCATCAACGAAGACGCAGAAGATCTCCCCTTCTGATTTCGCAAGCTGTGCTATCTGGCTATACGGGCATTTCACACGAAAGGAGGTCGGGCTGTGGGCATCGACACAACACGCGGCTTCGTAGCATTTCCCCGCGGTCTGATCGACTGGGAGTGGTACACAGAACCCAATACTGCCCGCCTGTTCTTTCATCTGCTGCTCACGGCCAACTGGCAGGAAAAGCAGTGGCAGGGCATCACCATCCACCCCGGAGAACTGGTTACAAGCCAATCTCAGCTGGCAAAACAGCTGAATTTGTCAATTCGGAATGTTCGGACTGCTTTGGAGCACTTGCAGGCGACAGGCTATGTGACAGTCAGAACCGGGCCAAAATACAGCGTTGTTTCAATCAATAATTATAATTTGCTCGTTGGTGCTGACAGGCAAAGTGACAGTCAGGCGACAGGCAACCGACAGGCTGCCGACAACAACTTAACAAATATAACAAAGAAACCATTAAAACAATCGTCGTCTGCGCGTGCGCGCGAGACTGCCGGGACGAGGACGACGACCCATCCTGCAGTGGATGAATTTGAATCCTGTATCTGCAAGCTGAGTGCCACCAGTAAAGCTGAGCTGATGGCCTACGCGGATCGGCTGGGTTCAGAACTGGTCTCTGCCGTGATCCTGAAGTGTTCTGATCTGGGCGGGCACAGCTGGGCCTATGTCCGCAAGGCGCTGGCAGAAGCTGAATCGCAAGGGTGCAGGTCTGCCGAGGAGTACCGCCTGACGAATCCGATCGGAGCCGGACGGAATAAACGTGTAGACCGAACCGAGCCTAGCGGGAACGACTGGCTGAAGAATGCCACGCGGCGCAGGCCGCTGATAAAAAAAGAAGCAGCAAAGGAGGACGCATCCGATGTATCGGAACCCTGAACACTACCCGGACCCGACGGCGGGTGCCGCCCTCTGTCAGCTGCGCAGAAAGGAGAACCGTTTGAATACCGGAAAACAGTTTGAAGCGGACTGGAAGAAGTCCATGCCGCCGGATGCCTGGTGCTATCGGCTGAAGGACAGCGCCGCTACCTACTACGGCGGCAACGAAAACTTGAGCTTCTCTGTGGACAACATCTGTGACTTCGACGTCTACCGTTACCCCATGCACCACTATTTTGAACTCAAGACCATCGAAACACCCAGCATCCCGCTGACGAAGATCTTTGGAAGCTTTGACCGGGACAAACAGAAATATCATAAGCTCAAACATATCACCGACATGGTCGCTGCGGCTTCCTACAAGGGCCAGACGGCCCATGTGGTGATAAACTACCGCGGCAAGGTGAACCGCACCTTTGCCGTGCCCGCCAGCGCTGTGCTGGAGTACATGCAGACCCAGACCCGCAAAAGTATCCCGTGGCAGTGGGCCGCCCTCAACGGCATTGAGGTGGAGCAGCACCTGCTGCGGGTTCACTGGCGGTATGACGTGGATGGACTGCTGAAGAAATTGGAAGGAGGGAATGCTTGGAATGTCTGATATCAGAACATGGACCCCTGAAAGCGATATCCTAAAGCCGGGCGAGCCCTGCAGTGTGCAGGAAATCAGGTCATGGTTTGAACGCCTGCCCCGGATGCGGGCGCTGATCCGGCAGCAGCAGGAACACATCGAAAGCCTGCGCAGCGCCGCCACCACGACTACCTCCAGCAACTCCGGTGCGCCGGGCCACTCCGGCACCAGTGACAAAGTTGGCACCAACAGCGATGCAGCCATTGACGCGGAAGCAAAACTGGCCGAACTGAAATGCCAGTATGCTGAGATGCAGAAAGATGCCATTGATGTTGCCTACCTGCTTCATGCTGATCCGGTATCGATCAAACGCAGCCGGTGTCTGATCCTGTCTTTTGTGGAAGGCAAGCGACATGCCGAGATCGCGCCTGAAGTCGGTTATTCCAATCCGTCTCAGGTTTCAAGGGCCATTTCTGAAGGTCTGGCGCAGCTGGCAGAACTCACGAATGAACTGAATCTTAGTTGAACCTGTACATTTTGCACAATGTCAGAGAGTATTGTTTTTACACGCTCTGGTATTTACTTGTTATCGGCATCTGTGCTATCGTGGTACCATCGGCAGAGCCGGAAAGGCCCACCGATATACGCAGTCTCCGAAGTGCATCCTCCACAGACATCATCGATTACTTCCTTACTCGACGGGATAGCTACTTCTCACTGGCACTTCGCGGACTGCTTCATTATGCCGCCTGAGCGCAGTTTGGAGCGCGGTGCGTGTGTGTAGACACGGCTGGTTCGATTCCAAGGGCGGCTTTTATACTCCGGTAGCTCAAGCGGTAGAGCAGCGGTCTCCAAAACCGCATGTCGCAGGTTCAAGCCCTGCCGGGAGTGCTTGCGTGCCCTATGAGGGGGCGGCGCAATAGCGGGGCATCTGGCCGCGAAAGTTCCAGATGCAGCAGCACCCGCCCGTTTTACGCCTGTCCGTCAAACTGAATGCATGGGTGCTGCTTATTTTTTTTTTGATATCTTTGCCGTTCGGATCTTCCGGGCGGCTTTTTGATTTTACGGCAAGAGAGGTGGTGAGGATGACCGACAAGCAGGCGCGGTTCTGTGAAGAGTATATGATCGACCTGAACGCGACCCAGGCGGCCATCCGCGCCGGATACAGCCCCAAAACAGCCCAAGAGCAGAGTGCTCGCCTGTTATCAAATGTTATGGTTCAAAATCGTCTTGCCCAGCTGCAGGCCGAGCAAAGCCGTCGGACCGGCGTATCTGCTGATCGTGTCGTGCGGGAACTTGCCAAGATTGCTTTTGCAAACGCCAGCGACCTGATCGACCCGGAGACAGCTTCCGTGAAGCTGGATGCTTCCCGGGATGATCTGGCCGCAATCCAGTCCATCAAGGTCAAGAGCTTTGGCGAGGACGGTTTGGAACACGAGGTCAAACTTGCAGATAAGCTCCGAGCCCTTGACCTGTTGGGCAAGCATCTGGGTATGTACAAAGACGCATCCGAAAAAGAAAATGCCGCTGCTCAAAATAACGACATACAGACCCTTGCGGATCTGCTGCAACGGCCTGTTCCAAACCGCGATATCAAGGACTTTGAAGAATGAACATTCCGGCTCCATTTTCTGAAAACCAGATGCGGTTCTTCTGGAACTGCTTCGACCATTGGTTCAACGTTGCAGAGGGCGGTAAACGTGGTGGTAAGAACGTGCTTATCACAATGGCGTATTGCACCATTCTTGAAAAGCATCCGAGCCGCATCCACTTGATCGCGGGCGTATCCACTGCGATGGCCCGGCTGAACATTCTGGACTGTGACGGCTTCGGCCTGAAAAACTATTTTGAGGGCCGCTGCCGTGAGGGCACCTACCAGAACCGCGACTGCCTGTACATTCAGACGGCCACCGGCGAAAAGGTGGTGCTGGTATCCGGCGGTGGCAAAGCCGGTGATGAAAAGCTCATCAAGGGCAACACCTACGGTACCGCATACATCACCGAGGTGAACGAGTGCAGCGAAGCATTCATTCAGGAAGTGTTCGACCGTACCCTGTCCAGCCCGGACAGAAAAGTGTTTCACGACCTGAACCCCAAGGCTGAGGGTCACTGGTACTACAAGACCATTCTGGACTTCCACGAAGCGAAGCAGCGTGAGAACCCCGACTATGGCCTGAACTACGGCCACTTCACCATCGCGGACAACATGAGCATTTCAGACGACCGTCTGCGGGCCGTGCTGGCCACCTATGACCGCAAGAGTATCTGGTACGCCCGCGACATTCTGGGCCAGCGCAGAGCCGCCGAGGGCCTGATCTACGATATGTTTGACTTCACGGCCAATGTCTATACGGTTCCGCCCACTGCAATGCAGGCCGTTTCCACCCGCACCATTGCGGTAGACTACGGAACCTTGAACCCAACCTGTTTTCTCTCGATCTTTGACGACGGCGAGACCGTCCGTGTTGATCAGGAATACCGCTGGGATGGCCGCAAAGAACGCCACCAGAAAACCGATGAAGAGTATGCCGACGATTTCATGGCTTTTATGGGAGACAATCCCTGTGCGGCCTATGTGGACCCTTCGGCGGCATCGTTCATCACCGCGCTGCGCCAGCGGGGCGTGTATGTCATGGAAGCCAACAACGATGTGCTGAACGGCATCCGCCGGTGCAGCACCCTGATCTCCAAGCGCCGACTGCTGGTAAGCAAAGCCTGCATCGGCCTGCTGGACGAGTTTGGCCTTTACCGCTGGGACGATAAGGCTGCGCTGCTGGGCGTAGAAAAGCCCGTAAAGGAGAACGACCATGCAATGGACGCACTCCGATATTTTGTAAATTCCCTGCCTGATTGGAGGTTTGAGCATGTCCAGGCGTAACAAGAACCGCCCCGCCGGGAGCGCACAACCGAATACCCTGACGCTGGATGCTTTCTCAAACCCGCTGTTCCGGCTGGGTTACGGCAGCCAAAGTCCGCTGGAAGCCACAAGCTATCCCCTCACCCGCATGACAGGCAACTATGCGCTGCTCAACAGCCTGTACCGGGAGAACTGGGTGGTGCAGAACGTCGTAGCCCTGCTGGTGGACGACATGCTGCGGGAGTGGTACGACCTCAAGGATGCCGCTCCCGATCAGCTGAAAGCTCTGCGTGGAGTTGAACGGCGCACAGGTCTGCGTAGGTGCATTTCCACCGGACTGAAATGGGGCCGTCTGTACGGCGGTGCCGCCGGGCTGATCCTGATTGCCGGGCAGACCGATCTTTCCCAGCCGCTGGACCCCGACAGCATCCAACCGGGCAGTTTCCGTGGGCTGTACATCCTCGACCGCTGGCAGGGCATCTCGCCGGAACCGGAACTGACCTTTGAGGGCGGCGAAGTGGTGCCTACGTTCTACTCCATCAACGATTCCGCCGGGCACATCGTCGCGCGGGTGCATCACTCCCGCGTCGTGCGGTTTGTGGGCCGGGAGCTGCCGGATCTGGAACGGCAGGCAGAGCTTTACTGGGGCGAATCCGAGGTGGAAGCCCTGTACAAGGATGTGGTGGCTCACGATAATGTTTCGGCCAACATGGCGGCGCTGACCTTTCAGGCCAACATCAACACCATGGAGGTCAAGGGTCTGGAACAGCTGCTTTCCCTTTCCAGCCCGGATGTGCAGCGGCGCTTCTGGAACACCATGCAGGCCCAGAGTGTGCTGCGCTCAAACTTTGGTGTACAGCTGGTGGAACAGGGCAACAAGATCAACAATACACAGTACACCTTCACCGGCCTGCAGGAAGTGTACGAGAGCATGTGCCTGAACCTGTGTGGCGCATCCCACTACCCTATGACGAAGCTGTTCGGACGCTCTCCTGCCGGCATGAACGCCACCGGCGAAAGCGATTTGAAGAACTACTACGACTATGTGGATACCCTGCGGGAAAGCAGACTGCGCCCGGTTCTGGAAAAGCTGCTGCCTGTTCTGGCCCGTTCCGCAGGCATCCAGCTGGAAGATGCAGACCTCAGCTTCCCGCCGCTGTGGACACCAACCGCAAAAGAGACCGCCGACATTGCCAAAATCAAGGCTGACAGCATCGTTAGTGCGTTTCAGTCCGGCTTGCTGGATGTGCCCGCTGCACAGCAGGAGCTGCGCCGCCTGAGCGATGAGACCGGCATGTTCGGCAGTATCACCGATGAAGCCATTGCCGCTAATGCGGGCAAGACTTATCAGGACGTGACCGCCATGCGCGACCCGCTGGCGGGGCTGACAGAAAATCTGACCGGAATGGAGGTTCCTACTGCGGACACCTCGGTATTCGATTTCAACTCCCGCCACGACCCCTCCGACGGACGCTTTACAAGCGGCGGCGGGAGCGGTAAAATAGAGAAAACCAAGTACGCACCGTCTCCGCAGAGGAGCGAGAGCAAAATTCAGCTCAAGCCCAAGACCTATGCAAGGCTCACCGGTGTGTTGAACACGCAGTACCCGGGGCTTCTGGCTGGTGAAAAGGTCATTATTCGGGATGCCAATTATCAGTACCACGTTACTGCAGATGGCTTTGGTGGACTGAGCGTTGAACGGCGCATTCCAATCACGAACAGGAGGAAAAAATGAGCAAGCAGGAATCTGTATGGGTGCAGTATGTTCGTGAGCACTATGAACCTGCCTCTGATGTCGAGATGTCCTATGAGGACGAAAATAATTTGCTTTGGCTTTTGAATGCACCGGCAGGATATCAGGTTGAGGACGAGATGCTTGAGTATGCACAAAAGCACCTGGATGCAAGCATGAAAGAACTTATCGAATACTTCGATGAAGTTGCCCCGGACGGGCTTACTCCGGGCGACGATGGGCTAGACCTTGAGGAGAATTGACCTATGGCCAAGGATGATTACTTTGTTCTTGCATATCGCATTCTTTCATATCTCTACGCCTGCTTCAAAGCTGGCGAACAGCCTGATATGGACTGCATTTCAGCGGATGTTCTTCATATCCCCGTGGGGTACTGGTTCAACATCATGCGCAGCCTGACAGAAGAAGGCTATATTGTAGGGCTTGTTTTCCCTGCGTCGATCGGCTCCGCTGTCAGCGTCAAAGTCATTGACCTTCGCATTACGCAGAAAGGCATTGAGTTTTTGCAGGAAAACAGCATGATGAAAAAGGCCGCTGCTTTCCTCAAAACGATCAAGGAAACAGTGCCCTGCATTTAATTTAACAGTACAAGCGTCAGACGAAAGTCCGGCGCTTTTCTTTTGCCCATTTTCAGGAGGAAGCCTATGCCCACCCTTGCCCGTGCATCCCCTGACCGGGAACTGGAACGGCTCATCCGGCTGTACCTGCGTGCCGAAACAGATATCATCAACGAGATCGGCCGTCTGCGCAGTCAAGGCCTTGTGGATTATCACGCTGTGGCTGCTCTGGAACGGGTGCAGGCCATTCTCCGCCAGCTTGAAACGCAGGACTGGGAGTATGTACCGCGCCTTGTGGAAGCGCAGTTCTATGTGCGCCGCCCGGATGCCAGAGCTGTGCCCGGCGAGACGGTGGAAAAGCATCGGGCCGGGTATCTCAATGCTAAGACCCTCACCAGCACCCAGACGGACATTGTGCAGCGGCTGACCATGAACCTCATGGGCCAGCTGACCGATGCCCACAGCACTGTGCTGGCAGGCCTGCAGAGTGCCCTGCTGGGCCGCACGGAACCGGACATTTACCGGCGCGTTGGGCTGGAACAGGTAGCCGCACAGCAGGCTGCAGGGCGTGGCATCAACCAGAGCGTGCCCGCCTTTGTGGACGCTCTGCGCCGGGAAGGCGTGACAGCCTTCACTGACAAAGCAGGCCGGAACTGGAGCCTGCACACCTATGCAACAATGGTCTCCCGCTCCACCTCGCGGCAGGCAGAGATCTTGTCTGTGATAACCGCTGACCCGGAACAGGATCTATACCAGATCAGCGCCCACGGCACCACCTGTGCCCTGTGCGCTCCCTACGAGGGCCGGGTGTACAGCCGCAGCGGAAAAGACCCGGACTTCCCGCCGCTTTCAGACGCCTTCGGCAAGATGGACCCCGCTGGGCCGGATGATCTTTCCAACAGCTGGCTGAACATCCACCCCAACTGCCTGCACAGTCTCCGCCCGTGGACACCGGCAGGACGAACGCCGGAAGAGCTTGAGCGTATCAGGCGCTTTTCCAGCCCCAAGACGAACCCCTACAGCCGCGACCCGCGCACCGAAGCACAGATCAAAGCCTACCGCGACAAAGAACAGGGCCGTGCCAAGTGGCTTGCTCAGTACCGGCAGTGGGAACGCTACCGCACCGCCCTGGGCGACGAGGTACCCAAGACCTTTGCCACCTTCCAGCGGCACAAGCTGGCCGGGGATGAAAAATATCAGGGCTGGGTGAGCGCTTACCGTGACCGCCAAACCTGAAACGAACACGATGCAGACAGCACCGTGTTTTTTTATACCCATTTTTCGGAGGTGATGCCCCTTGATTGCCTATTACGGCAGTAAAATCAGCGAACACATGACCAAGACCCCGGAGGGCTTCCTCATCTGCCATGACGTGCCCATTGCGCGCATCGGCCAGCAGGAATACTTTGCCGGGGAACTGGGCCTTGACGGCGATCCTGACCGCCTTGTGCAGGTGCAGCGCCGCCCTGAAGATGTGTTCGACCCGGCAGCAGTTGCCAGTTTCGAGGGTAAGGATGTAACCCAGAATCATCCTCCTGAACGCCTGATGCCGGAAAATCACGCCCTTTACGCCAAGGGCCACGCAGAGAATGTTCACCGGGAGGGCGATTATCTTGTCGCTGACCTTCACCTGAAGGATCCCGGCCTAATCTCTGATGTGGAAAACGGCGTGACGCGGGAGGTGTCCTGCGGCTACCGGTGCTGCTACACGCCGGATGGCACGGGATACCGCCAGACTAATATCCGAGGAAACCATGTTGCGATCGTGCCCAGAGGGCGCGCAGGGCATCTGGTTGCCATTCAGGACAGTGCCGCCGCACCGGCGGAGAAAGGAACTGCAAT